GAGGTCAAAGTAAACATGAATAACATACAAAATTCAGTATCTGGTGCTATTAGGAAGATGAACTTCTTTACCAATCAATATAAGAGCATACTTAAAAAATTAGGTAAAGATGATATTACAGAGGAAGAATATGAGAAAGAAGAGTCTAGATATCATGTTATGACTTGTATGAAACAAGCCCTAAATGCAGCCCGTGCAAGAGGTGGAGTTATTGACGAAGGGAACTTGATTTATCTCTTCGATATGGGTATAAACAGTGCACAGGCACAAGCTGAAATTTATTCTTATTTACAAATGGAAAATAAGTTAATGAATGAAGGTAAAGCGCCTACTCACGAAATGACTATGCAATGGTTAGAAGCGTGCGCTGATAGATTCTCAGGAGATGCAGAAAAATTTGCAGAACGTAGAGGATTTAAGCTATACGATGAAGAGTCGCTTAACACTAAATTAATAGATAATAAGGATACAAAAAATGGCAAATAAAATAATTAAATATAATTTAACTTCAAATGGAACCATTCCAACTTACATAGCTGATGGTGGGTATTATCCAAAAGCAAATGGTAATGCATCTCCTCAAGATTGGGATATGATTGGTGCAACTGTAGATGGATCAAGTGAAACTGGATTAGGTGAATTAGCAAATGAAGCAGCAGTAAAATCTTATTTAGATACCTATACATCTGATTGGAAAGATCGTAATGATGCAGGTGAAGAAATAGATTTTAATCAAACTACTGCAGCAGCTAATATTTGGTCTAAAAAAATAGATTAGGTAATTAAATGGCTAACTACCCGCAACTCGATGATTGTTCGGGCGTATGGACTTTAAAAGAAGTCAACGACGCTGTTATGGGTGGTTATTGGCGTAATGCTGGCACTAAAGGAATTTATGGCGGCAGTTATAATCCAGCAGGTGGAACAGTTATTGATCAAATAATTTTAACTACAGCTGGTAATGCAACAGATTTTGGAGATTTATCCACAGGTAGAGGTAAAGGTTGTGGAATTGGTTCTTTCAATAGATGTATTTTTGTTGGAGGACTAACACCAAGTAATTCTAGCGTTATTGATTATATAAATTTTGTAGCAACTGGAAATGCTGCAGATTTCGGAGATCTAGCAGCTGCAGGTTATGGAATGTCTGGATCTTCAAGTTCTACTAGAGGAATAATATCAGGCGGACAAGCTCCTGGAATTCAAAATGTTATTCAATTTATAACAATGGCTTCAACAGGAAACACAACAGATTTTGGAGATTTAACACAAGCTAGAAGACTTCCAACAGGTGCGAGTTCACCTGTTAGAGCAGTTACGGCTGGAGGGCAAACTCCAGGTATTACAGGTACAATAGATTTTGTAACTATAGCTACAACAGGTAATGCTATAGATTTTGGAGATTTAAATCAAACTACAAAAGCAAACGCAGGAGCATCTAGTTCAACAATAGCTGCATTTGGTGGTGGACAAGAACCATATGATACTGTTGAAAAAATAACTATTGCCTCTCAAGGTAATGCAGTTGATTATGCAGACATGAGTGTATCAAGAGGATATATGGCAGGGTTATCAAATTCTGTAAAAGGAGTTTTTGCTGGTGGGGCAACACCATCTAATTCAAATGTAATAGACGAATTTAGAATAGCAACAGGTGGAACTTTTACAGATTTTGGAGATGCACAAGCAGCAAAATCAGGTGTCATGGGCAACACTTCTGCTCACGGTGGTTTAAATGATGGGTATCAAGGAACAAGAATAGCACCAATACCTACAGGACTTGGAGTAGGGCAACGTGCTTTAGCTGCTGGAGGTTTTACTGGCGGTCAACCAACAATTGAAGAATTTAATATGACTACTACTGGTAATGCAAGTCAATTTGGAAGTCTTGCTGTTGGTAGTTATGAAGTATCAGCAATGTCTAATACCACTAGATGTTTATTTGCTGGAGGAGAAAATCCAAGTGGTGATACAGATAGAATTGAATATGTAGAATTTGCTAGTAAAGGCAATGGTGCTGATTTTGGAAATTTATTAGAAGCTAAAGATGGTGTGACTGGAGGAAGTAATCAAACAAGAGGTTTAACAGCAGGAGGAACAACTCCAGACGCTACAGATAGAGTCGAGTATGTCACACTAGCTACTTTAGGTAATGGAACAGATTTTGGAAATTTATCTGCGGCTAGAAGACATGCAGCTTCTGTAGCAGGACAAACAAGATTTGTCGTAGGCGGAGGTGATACAGTTCCATCAGATGTAAATATAATAGAGTATTTTACAATCGGAAGCACAGGTAATGCTACAGACTTTGGAGATTTGTCAGCAGCAAATAATACTGCAGGTGGGCTTAATTCTACAACTAGAGGACTTTTTGGTGGAGGTAATCCTGGATCTGTTACAAATACTATTGAACAAATACAAATAGCTACAACAGCCAATTCTACTGATTTTGGGGATTTAACAGCTGCTAGTCAAAGAATAGAAGGAACATCAAATAATGTATCAGGGTTTTTTGTTGGAGGTGCTACTCCAAGTTTATCTAATGTAATTCAAAAAGTAACTATTGCTTCAGCAGGGGATGCTGCTGATTATGGAGATTTATTTTCTGCAAGATCAGACGCAGGTGTTCAATCTAATGGTCATGGAGGATTAAGTTAATGGCTGTTTGGGATATTAAAGAACGATATGATTTAGTCAGAGCTAATCAGATTAGAGGATCTCGTGGTTTTTTTATGGGTGGTACAACACCCTCTGCTGTGTCAGATATTTATCAAATAGATATTACTTCAACAGGTAACGCTTCAGATTTTGGAGGTGACTTACAAGGTGAACAAAAAGGTGCTGGAAAAGGATGTAATGCTGGATCTCCTACTAGAATTGTATATGGTGGTGGATCAACTGCCCCAGCCGCACCTGCTAATGGAGCAAGCACACAGATATCTTATTTTAGTCCAATACATAGTGGTAATGCTTCTGACTTTGGGGATTTAACGCTTAGAAGAACATCCTTAGTATCTCTCTCTAATAACACAAGAGCATTGTTTGGAGGAGGTTATGATTATGCAGGAGCACCTGCGCCATCAGGAACAAACAAAGATATTATAGATTTTGTTACGATACAAAGTTTAGGTAATGCCGTAGATTTTGGAGATTTACAACAAGTCAAACAAAACAATGCTAGTTGTGCTAGTACTACAAGAGGAGTTTGGGCAGGTGGTCATGCAGGTGGAGCTGGCACTCTAAGTGAAATAGATTTTGTAACCATTGCTTCAGCTGGTAATGCTTCCGATTTTGGCGATCTATCAGCAATAAGTGAAAGTTTTGCTGGTAGTGGTAGTAATATTAAAGGAATTGTAGGTGGAGGTAATCAAGGCCCATATGCAGGTATGGATGTAATTACAATAGCAACCACTGGTAATGGAATTGACTTTGGTGATTTAACACAGGCAAGGAGAGATTTAGGATCTACTTCAAATCAAATAAGACAAGTTTTTGGTGGAGGTGCTGCTCCAGGTATATCAAATATAATAGATTTTTTACAAATTGATTCTTTAGGTAATGCTTCTGACTTTGGAGATTTAGCTGCAGCTAATAGAGGTTTATCAGGATCTTCAGTAAGTCATAATGGTTTAGAGTTAGGTTTCTTTCCAAGAGATTCAGTGTTCTATATGCCTGGATCAGGAAGAGCTATCATTATGCCTACTGGAGATTCAAATGAAATTTTAGAAATGTTTAATGTTAATACTAAAGGGAACACATCTACTTTTGGTAATTTAGCAACTGATAAAGGTACACGTCATGGAGGAACTTGTTCTTCTAATACAAGATATATTTATTCAGGAGGAAGAAGTAACACAGCTATTGAAAGTGTTGAATTTGCTACTGAAGGTAATGCTGCTGATTTTGGAGATCTTCACTCTGACGTAGGTTACAGTGCAGGAGTTTCTAGTATAACAAGAGGTATATTTCAAGGAGGAAACGATGTTCCAGCAGATATTAACGTTATAGAATACATAACTATAGCAACAGCAGGTAATGCATCCGACTTTGGAGATTTAACAGTTGCTAGACAATATGCGGGTGGTGTTTGTAGTCCAACTAGAGGAATTTGTGGAGGAGGAAACCCTCTTGTAAATGTAATTGATTATGTAACAATCGCTTCAACTGGTGACTCAACTGATTTTGGAGATTTGTCTGCTACTAGAAATGCATTAGCATCAGCTGGCTCTTCAGTTAGAGGGTTATTTGGAGGAGGAGCAGAACCAACAAAAGTAAATACAATAGAGTACATAACAATAGCTTCGACAGGTAATGTTACAGATTTTGGGGATCTTAATAATGCAGTTGAAGGACCTACTGGATCTGGAAATAATACTCGTGGAGTTTTTGCAGGGGGCAGAACACCTACTCTATTAAATGTAATGGACTTTGTTACTATTGCCTCAACGGGTAACGCTTCTGATTTTGGAGATATTTCTAGTGCTAGATATTACTTAAGTTCAAGTGTAAATTCAGATTCTCACGGAGGTTTACAAAGTTAAAATAATATAGTATAGTCCTATACATGAAAGAAGAGTTATTACAGATATTTCCAACACCTTTACTTATTACAAAATACGAAAATGATTTAAGTAAAGAAATAAATTACGTGGATGATTTAGCTTATAAAGAACAAAAAAGTAATGCTAACTTTAAATCTCAAAATAGTTATTTATTAGAACTAGAAGAATTAAAAAATTTAAAAAACTTTTTTTATGAAAGTTTAAATAAATTTACTAAAAACATATCTCAATCAGATCAAAGATTAGTTATTACTCAGTGTTGGGCTAACAAAAATCCACCTGGTTCAAAGCATCATGAACATGTTCACCCCAATAGTATTTTAAGTGGGGTTTTTTATTTAAGACAAGATGAAACACTACCACCCATACAGTTTGCTAAATCAATACAACACTCAATGAAACTTGATCCTAAAAAATATAATAATTTAAATTCAGAGACTTTTATGTTACCTTGCACAGCTGGAGAATTGTTGCTGTTTCCTAGTAGTTTAAAACATAGTGTTCCTACAAACATGGGAAAAGAATCTAGATTAAGCATGTCATTTAATACCTTTAGTATTGATACACTAGGTAGTGAAGAAAGTTTAACTCATTTAGATATAAGGAGAATGATAAATGAACACAATTAAAGATTATATATATGTAGAAAATCACATACCTGTAGAGTTATGTGAATCATTAATAGATGAATGTAATAAAAAAGAATGGAAAAAACATACTTGGAATAATTATGCAGCAGGTACATTTGAATCTGAACCTACAAAAGAATTAGATGTAATGGCTTGCACTAAAGAACAACAAGCAAAGATAACACCATATTTGGTCAAAGCATTAGGTGAGTATCAAGAAAAACATAGTGTGCCAGGAGAAAAGACTCAAGGACCGTGGTTACATAAGTTTAGTCCAATAAGATTTAACAGGTATCCTGTTGGCACTATGATGAGAGAGCATTACGATCACATACATAGTATATTTGATGGTCAAATGAAGGGAGTCCCAATAGTATCTATTGTAGCTAATCTAAATGAAGATTATGAGGGTTCTGAATTCTATTGCAGAGGAGAGAAAATTAAGTTAAAAACGGGTGATATACTACTATTTCCATCTAACTTTATGTACCCACATGAAGTTAGAGAGACTACAAAAGGCACTCGTTACTCATTTGTAAGTTGGGCCTTTTAGTAATATAAAGGTTTTATATGTTACAAAAAGTAAAATTTGCACCAGGATTTAATAAACAAGTTACAGACACCGGCGGTGAAAATCAATGGGTTGGAGGTGACAATGTTCGTTTTAGATATGGCACACCTGAAAAAATAGGTGGTTGGGCTCAACTAG